ATGTATGACCAGCCATGCAGACTTTACGTAGTTCCGCAATTCCATCTCCATCAAAGTCTACTTTTGCGTAAGCTTCAATATACAGCACACGACCAAGAGCAGGGTTGAAAGAATCAAAGCCGCCAATAGCACGAGCAAGGGGCTGACGGGTAATGTACTCAATGTTGGTGTCAAGTTCATTTGATGTTACGAATTGACGCATATCGTCTTCATCGTATCCCATAGATACTAGTTCGGAAACGGTTTTCATTGATCTGTGTGCTACTACCAAAGCGTCTTTCATGGAACGCGCACGACGATCGATTAAAAATTCTTCTGGGGGCATTGCTTGGATGCTGATACGACCTTTAGAAATACGACGCTTGATGCGTACATCATGGACTAAAGGCACTGGTTGCATCATGGGTTGGCCATCTTGACCAATCGCAGGTTGACCAGATTGTGGATCCATTATTGGTGCTGGATGTGCGCCTGGCATAGGGTATGAAGCTTCAATCTGAAACTCAACGCCTTCGTTGTCTTGCATCAGCATGGCAACTGAATTGTCATCTAAGCCAGTGTAGTTCTCGGTATGAACTTCGTCGTTCTCATTCCACCAGTATTTGACGAAGCCAGACTTGCGAACTAAGGCATCCTTAATAGCAGAGTAGATGATCTTAAAGCCGTCGTTATCGCGTTGAACAATATAGTCGGCATAGTCAGTAGCTTGTTGAGCCATTTCAACTTCACTAGCTGTCTCTGGAGTGTATTCGACAATTTTCTCGGAAGAGAAAAATATACGCATTAGCTGTGGCATTAAAGAGATCACAGTGTCGCGAACGTCCATCGAGATTACTTTAGAACGTCCTTCTTCTTCATCTCCCAAAGGATCGCCACGATAATAAGAAGTAGCTAGGGCGCGGGCGCCACCAATCTCTAAGTCAATATATCGGACGCAATCTTGTAACTCACCCGCGACGATAGCCTCGAGGTTGGTTTCGCTCATTGGCTCATATAATTCGCCAGCCTCGCCTTCATCAGCATCTTCTTGAGCTTCGTCCTGAGCTTGCTTTTCGTCGTGCTGGTTTTCTAATTCGTCAAGAATACGCTCAATCGCTTCTTGGTCATCGACCGCAGCAGTTTTTTGGGGTGCAGGTTTTCTAGTTGCCATATTTATTCTTAGTAATAACTACCATAGGCTTGATTTGCCAAACCACTACGACGGGCTTGGGGATTAGGCATCATTGGTCCAGACATACCGGATGACTGTGGAAGACCTAAATTGCCAGAACTCATAGAAGGCATATTAGATTCAGTATAAGGAACTTTATATTGTTCTTTTTGCTGAGTAGGAGAGATCATGTTTAAAACAGAACCTAAAGCCTGTCTATTGCTTGGATCGTTATATAAATCTTGAACGCCTTGAGCACCTTTAGTATATGGAGAAAGCAAACCTTGAGCCATAGTGCCCATTCGATCTGTAATTCCTGGCTGTTGAGCGGTTGGTGTACTAGCTGCTAAACCTTCATCGGCGTTAGATCCATTGGCGTTATAGCCAACTTGCTGACCAGGAGCTTGGGTAGTTGGGTCATTCTGAGTCATTCCTCCGCCCATACTATCTTGGCCAGAACCGTTACCCATAATCATGTTAGCAATCATTTCCCACATTATTTGAATCCTTTAGGCACTTGTTGGTTCTTATTGCCGCGGGATACAGATGGGGCCGGTTTCTTTTCTTTTAACGGATTTGGACCTGGTTTAATCTTGGCGGTGTATTGTTCCATCGCTTTGAGGTCTTTTGGGCTAATCATTTCTTGCCTTTCTTTTGGGCTTCACGTTTCACCGCGTATGCGATGGCCACTGCCTGTTTAGGTTTTTTACCTGCGGCAATCTCTTTACGAAGATTACCAGTAAATGCACTCTTGGAGGAAGACTTTTTCAAAGGCATGATTATTCCTATAGGCAATATGCGTGTGAGTTTAGCAGATTTTAGTAAAAAAGTGGGTCAGTTCGTGAGACTGACCCGAAATGCGTAGAATCGGTAACTACGCGTGGAGGAAATACCTGGTCATCATACCATTGATAACCCGCGTTTCAAGGGTTTAGACCACTTACTATTAAAGCTGGTGCCATAACTTACTGTTGCGGCATCGGTTGCAAAGGTAAGTACAAAAGCATCCGCTAAGTCCGGACTCGGGAGTCCACGCTTGCGTATGTCTTCTTTGGCTTCGATTTGCAGTTTACCGTTGGAAGTGAACTTGTAGCGCACGGTGGCAAGTTCTGTGATGAGCTGTTCGTCTTGAGGCAAACGGCAATCGCGTCGTTCGAGCCAGGCTTTGGCTTTGTACCAAAGTTCTGCCCGCAAGTTACGGTAGGTTGTTCCCATCGCTGGGGACTCTGAAACATTGATCCCGCGAGCAGGAAGATTAAGCTCACGCAAGCGGTCAACAACCCCGGCGCCAAGGCCGATACTATCCACCAGAATTTCTTGGGGTCTATCAGGTTCTTCAAGGGCTTCCCATTCGGCGACAACTGCGCCAGTAAGTTGCATCAAGTCTAAATTACGCCAACGACGGATAGATTCGGTAACTTCATTACCTTTTCGCTTGCATAGTGTGGACGAATCTGAACCAAACCGTGCCACGTCTAAACCCCAAATCATGGGCGCGACCTTTGATCCTACTACATCTCGTTGCTTAGCAGAGTCCAAAAGATCCATAGGGATAACAGTGTCGTCGTCGGACTTAGGAAACTCACCCAAAACGCGAATACGATAAGCATTTGATTCCTCCCCGTAACGGATTGCCATCTCACTTACATACTCTGTACTTACGCGGCTGCTGTCAGTACAAGATACTTTGCGCGTCCACCACTGGTTTGCTAACCTAGTATGCGTGGCATAGAAGAACCCTGAGCTTCGCACTGGGTTACCTAACAAAATTGTTACTGCGGAATGGCCTGACATCGAACCCGCCGCAGCCTCAAACACTTGTTCTGGTACACCTGATGCCTCGTCGGCAATCAGCATAACGTGCTCAGCGTGAATACCTTGGAGGGCTTCTGGCTGCTCAGCTCGGGAAGTACGAGCGGATATAAAGTTCTCTGTTGGGGACGCCCTTAGCTCAATACGCTCTGCCTTGGCATCTAATAAATCCTGCAAAGGCTGGGGTAATTCTTTGATCCAGCGCTTGATCTCGGCAAACAGGGCGTCATATAACTGAGCGCTAGTAGGCGCTGTTAGAACAATCTTGGTATGAAAGCGAGTGAGAATGTACCAAATCGCTGCCCACGATACTACCGTTGACTTACCAACCCCGTGACCTGATCTAACTGAGATACGTCGCTCGCCACTTGCGATGGCATCTAGTAAGTCGGCTTGCCAGGGGTCAGGCTCAATTCCTAAAACCTCCCTTACAAACCGTACGGGGTCGTTTTTGTAATCGATTAGAAACTGATCGAACGGATTTTGCTGCGACGTCGCGTTGCTGCTCATGTATAGCCTCTACTCGTTTTAAAAGTCTGGTTATTGTAGTTGTACTCCACAGCCCTTTACCTCCCGGAGTTTCGATATTACGCTTGTTTAATTCATCTGCCAACTTCGTCCTGGACATTTGATTGTCTGGATCAATTGAAATTACTTGGGCTAATACATCGTGGGCTTTCTTATCAGCCTTTGCTAATCTGGCTTGCTTGGCTGCGCGTCTAGCATCTGTAGATACTTCACCACCTCGGTATCCACCTAACTTTGTGCCGCGTTGCTTGGCTTGATCTAAGGCCGCAACAATACGTTCTGAGATACGACGTCTTTCAAACTCTGCGACAGCAGCCATTTGAGTCAACACCATTCTACCTACACTGGTCGTTCCGTCTAGATCAGGAAAGTCACCAAATAAGAGTGGTACTCCAGAATCTGCCAAAGTAAGGAGGAACTTAGCGTCTCTAGCCAATCGGTCCAGTTTAGCCACTACTAATGTAGCATTGTGTGTTTGGCAATAGGTCATAGCGCTGGTGAGCTGCTGTCTACTGTTGTTCGCACCAGATTCTATTTCTTGGAAATTTTTTAAAATTTCTCCACGCTTAAATTTTATTAATTTTTCGACAGCCTCTTGCTGAGCTTCTAGGCCCAGACCCGACTGACCCTGCTTGGCTGTGGACACTCTGTAATACGCTACGAATTGCATAAATCCTCCGAATTTTTATTTTTTTAAAATTTTGACATCGGTGTTTGTGACCCACCGTACCCAGGGCGCCCCTCGTATTTCGTGACGTGGGGGGCTTCGGACGATTTATTATAGCATGATAATCAAGTAGTGTTGTCAATAACGTAAGTAAGTACTCACTCACTATCGATCGTGGTCACCTTGCGCAAGCTGCCTAGGTGTAGATCAGTGATGGAGATATTAACGGCCACGCCTTTATTCTCGGCCCATCTTCCCGGATCCATTCGCGCGGCGATCCACTTCCGCGCGTCAATACTTACCCGGGCCGCATTAGTGTCTATTGATCCATTCTCTACCATTCCCGCGAGCTCTTCTATTTTCTCGGCGTGATTGGCGGCGCGTGTCTCACGTGCTCGCCTGTAGGCGTCGGCGTGGTCAGGTCTATTTAAATAGGCTGAGAGTATCGGACGCGATACGCCGGCAGCGGCCGCGATATCTTTCGTGATCATTCCCTCAGATAGTTTATCCAGGATAGTATCGATCCCGATCTTATCAAGCGCAGCATTCGCCGCCTTCGTTATTGGTCGTCCGGCCATAGTGTTGCTTTCTTTTAACTTAGGGTTTGTCCCAATTGCATGATAGACAACCTGGGCCAATAATGCAATGGAGCGCTTGAATAGAGCGCCTATTAAATACTCAAGGAGGATGCACAATGGATCAGAATTTAATAGTAGAGATCAAAACCGTATACGGCAATGAGACGATCTACCCGGCCAATGATACGGCCCAGGTCTTCGCGGATCTTATCGGAACCAAAACCCTAAGCCGCTTAAAGCTTGGATTAATCCAGGGCCTAGGCTATAGCGTACAAGTAAAGGCGCCTACATTATGAGCACAATCAAAAACCCTCCCACAATCTGGGAATGCTTAGGCGCTTGTACCCTTGGCGCGATCTTAGGCGCCGGCCTTATGACTATTTATATTTTAAACACTGGAGGATTCTAATGCTTACTTTAAACGATATCGACCTGATCGAAGGTGAGACGACCTGCACAATGCAGGAATACGCGGTAGCAATGCAGCGGGCAATTAATAGCGGCATGGCCTGGAAAATGCAGGGATCATACGGCCGCGCCGCCATGGCAGCATTAGAAGCCGGCGATTGTATGCTGGGCCGCGAGCGCTGCGCGGATTATTGGGGCAATGTTATCCCGTCACGCGATGACGTGGCGGCAGGATCTAAGGGCAGCAAGGCCTTAGTAATTAAAACTCATGGCCGGGCATGGGCCAATAAACTAGGAGCGATCTAATCATGGCATATATGAACCAGGATAAAAAGAAAGTAATTAAGGCGGCGCTGGATAAGATCTTAAA